GACAAACAAAAAACTAAAATAACAAAATTAGAATTATTAACTCATGGCAAAAAAATACAGAATCAAAAAACAGGCTGAGTTTTACATCATTGAGATGGCTAACGGTAAGCAATGGAAGGAATGTGATAAATTTGGACTATGGTCAGATGAGCCACATTTGTACAGGAACGAATTTATTGCAAATGTAAATAAGCAATATTTTGAAAATCGCACCACTACGAAAATAGTTGAGGATGAGCAAAGCGATCCAATACTGTGACGATATAATTTCAAAAAAGATTCCAGCGTGCAAGCACGTTGTAAATGCGTGCAAAAGATTTAAATCAGATTTAAAGCGGAAGGATATAAAATTTGAGAATGATTTATATCTGCACGCTGTTCAATTCATAGAAGAGCTTGAGCATTCTGTTGGATTGTATGCGGGCAAGAAATTTATTCTTGAACCTTGGCAGCATTTTATAATTGCGAATATATTCGGATTTATAAAGTTGGACGGCACTCGAAGATTTACAAGAGCCTACGTTGAAGTTCCTCGTAAAAATGGCAAGAGTACTTTTTCAAATGCTATAATGCTATACGGTCTTATTGCTGATGGAGAGGAAGGGGCGCAGGTTTATTCTGCAGCTACGAAATTAGATCAGGCAATGATGGTATTTTCAGAAGGCGCTCGAGTGTGTAAACAATTAGACTGGCTTCGAGATGATGTAAATGTATATAACTCTGTTAACAACAGGAGGATAAATTTTGGAACGTCCGTATATCGGCCGCTTGAATGGAATCCCGGCAAACAAGATGGATTAAATACACACTTTTGTTGCATTGATGAATATCATGCGCACAGCAATGATGAGTTATATAACGTAATTAGGAATTCAATGGGCGCAAGGAGTCAACCATTGCTGTTTACAATTACAACTGCGGGCTTCAATCGTGAGTCGGCATGTTACAAGCATCGAGATTATTGCGTAAAAGTTTTAAATGGCGGAGTAAGTGACGATGCTTTGTTTTCTGTGATCTATTCACTTGACGATAAGGACGACTGGACAGATTCCGCCAACTGGCAAAAAGCAAACCCAAACTGGGGAGTCAGTGTCAATCCTCGTCAATTGGAAGAGGGATTGAATGAAGCTCGAGAGTTGCCACATAAACAAGTTGAATTTAAAACTAAATTATTAAATGTTTGGACAGATACGGCTACGACTTGGATAAGTGACGATAAATGGAATGAATGTAGAAATGAAGATGAGCCGACTGGCGTTTGTTTTGGTGGCTTAGATTTGGCGTCAACTGGTGACTTCTGCGCTTTTAGTTTAATATTCCCATCCGACGGCTACAAGGTGAAGACTTGGTATTGGTTGCCAGACGCTGCGGCTCAACGTCGGAATGATCAAATAGGAGTTTCGATTCGCACATGGGTGCATGAGGGATGGATTCATCTGACAGATGGCAACGTGACAGATTATTCATTTATAAAATCTAAGATTCTTGAGTTATCGGATCAGTACGATATTAAAGAGATTGCATTTGATAGATTCAACGCTACGCAGTTAGTTATTGAGTTAGGTAACGAGGGCATGACGATGTTTCCCTTCGGTCAAGGATTTGTTTCGATGTCAGCGCCAACAAAGGAACTTGAGCGACTTGTTAACATTGGCGAGCTTCAACACGATGGCAATCCTGTAACTCGTTGGATGATGAGTAATATTTTATTGCGTCAAGATCCTGCAGCAAATATTAAAATAGACAAAGCCAAGTCAGGCGATAAAGTCGATGGACCTGTATCGATAGTGATGGCGCTCGGAACATACATGCAAGAACAATCTAAAATCGTACAAGATGGAGAGTTATGGTTTACAAATATTTAGTCACGAAGACTTTATAAAAATTTATTATAATCAATTGCCAAATTTCAAAACTTACGGCGAGGCATACGAACATTGCGAGAGCTTATATCGTGAGAAATACGGCAAAAATAAATATAGCAGTTATGTTGTATTTCGTGCGACTCTTAGCCGATATATGAGAACTCATCCTAAATTGTAACAAAAAAAATAAACATCTAAATTAATATTGTGCCATGGCTTCATTGTTAAGCATATTTAAACCAAAAACACAACAGCGCTCAAGCTTATCAGCTCCGACTGACTGGCTCATGCAATCATTGTCTTCATTGTTTGGCAGCCAAACAACGAGCGGAATGGCTGTAAACTCAAATAGCGCAATGAGTATCGCATCTGTACACGCTTGCGTGAGAGTAATTGCCGATGCAATATCCGGGCTTTCTTTTAAATTATATTTCGATGATGGCACAAATAAGCGCCAAGTTGTAGCGCATTATTCTAATTATGTATTGAATGAGCCAAATCCTTACCAAACTAAATTTGACTTCATGACTTTTATGACTGCGCAATTAGTTTTGAAGGGTAACGCTTATGCCTACATAAAAAGGGATGAGAGGTTTATTGCGACTGCATTACATCCAATTGTAAGCGATACGGTATCGGCTTATCTTATGGACGGCGAGATGTTTTATCGTATTAACGCTCCAGGATTCCCGTCGGTTGTACCCGCTTCCGATATGTTGCACTTTAAAGGGCTTTCAACTGATAATGTTTTGGTTGGTAAGTCTCCGATTGTGATGCACGCTGAAACATTGGGAATTGATCTTGCTGCTATTAAGTCGAGTGCCGCAGTTTATAAAAATGGGACATTGAAATTCCTTTTGAAATCTCAATCCAAAATAGATGCGGCGCAGGCTGCTCCTTTAAGAAAATCTCTTGACGATGTAATTGAGGGCAATCAAAGAAGTACAGTTTTGCCTCATGGAGTTGAGATGGAAAAATTATCGATGACACCTGAAGAGGCGCAGTATATTCAAGCTCGTCAATTTTCAGCTGAGGAGATTGCTCGTATTTTTGGAGTACCGGCTTCAATGATTGGGGCGAAGGATGGAATTAAATCAAGCGTTGAACAAGAGTATCAAGATTTCTATTCAAGAACTTTGATGTCTTATTGCATTAACATTGAACAAGAGCTTCGCAGAAAGTTACTAACTGAAAATGATAAAACTTTTTATTATTTTAAATTTAATTTTAATTCATTATTAAGAGCCAGCGCAAATGATCGCGCAGACTTTTACAATAAAGGTATTCGAGGCGGTTGGTTAAGTCCTAACGAGGCGAGAGCCTTTGAAGATGCCGAAGGATTTGACAATGGTGGCAAATATTACGTTGAGGCAAATTTGATTCCTGCAGATCAATTCGAAGCTTACATGAATGCAAAGATTGAACAATTAATGTCAAGCGCATATTCAAACAATAATCCAGACGGGAATAATAATAATACACAATCATGAAAACTTTAAGAGCAATAGGTAGCATAAATTACAGAGCAGTTGGTGACGGTATGCCGAAAGAATTCGGCGGCGTCGCTGCGGTTGTAGATGTGACTACAGATTTAAAATATTTTGAAGAGAAAATTCTCAGAGGCGCATTTGATAACGCATTGAAAAAAGATTATGACATCCGTTGTCTTTTTAATCATGAATGCGAATCAATCCTGGGCCGCACAAAAGCAAACACTTGCAATGTATTTGTAAATGCTGACGGCAACCTTGAGTATACCTGGGTGCCAGACTATGAGAATCCATTGCACATGCAAGTTGCTCGCTCAATTATGCGCGGAGATATTACTCAATCTTCTTTTGCATTTACTGTGAAAGATAGATCATGGGAAAAATCTGATAAATACGGTGACTTATCTTTGCACATAATTAAAGAAGTGGACGAATTATTTGACGTTAGCCCTGTAACTTATCCTGCTTATGTTGACACCGAAGCTGAGGCTCGCAGCTTAGATATGACGAAACCAAAAAAACAAAATGAATCTGATCAAATAACAATACTTAAAACAAAATATAAATGAAAATCAAAGCTTTGAAAGAAGAAAAAGGACGTTTAATCGAGGAATTGAACGGACTTCAAAACAGCATTAACACCGAAGCGCGTTCAATGTCTGAAAGTGAAAAAACTCGTTTCTCGGAAATCGATGCACGTCTTGACGTAATTGCGTCTGAAACTGAGACTCTTGAGAAATTGCAAAAGAGAGCATCTGAAAAAGTTGCATCTGCTCCAGTTTATGGCGCTGCATCTACAAGCGAAAAAACAGAACGCAACAAAATGGCTGACGCTTACTCTTTCAAAAGAGCAATCGAACAAGCTACAACTGGACGTCGTGATGGCGTTGAGTATGAAATGCACAAAGAAGCTGCAGACGAATTCCAACGCGCTGGGGTAAGCGTAAGCGCTCACTCTGTATTGTTGCCTTCTGACGTTTTCAAACGTGACATGACTGCTACTGGTGGAACTTCTGGTTCTGAGGGTGGAGTTAACGTTCAAACTTCTGTAGGTGGAATCGTTGACGTTTTATTGCCTCAAACAATTTTGTCAGGTTTAGGAGTAACTCGTTTCGACGGATTGACTGGAAACTTAGATTTGCCAACTGCAAGCACCCAACCTTCTGCAGGATGGAATACTGAAAACGGAACTGCTACTGAGAAATCTCCTGCATTTTCTAAAATCACTTTCTCTCCTAAGAGATTGGCTGCATTTATTCAAGTTTCAAATCAGTTATTGCGTCAGTCTTCAAATTCAATTGATGCTTATGTTCGTCAATATTTGATTAACGCAATGGCTATTGAATTAGAAAAAGCTGCTATCTTAGGCGGTGGATCTAATGAGCCAGTTGGTATCATTGGAAATAGCAACACTAACGTAGTTTACGCAGGTGGCGCAACTTCAAATAGCACCAACGCAAATGGTATCGCTGCAATCTGGAAAGACGTTGTGAACTTGATGAAGTCTGTTGAATCTAACAACGGTATGGGCCAAGCTTACATCACAAACCCACTTGTTAAAGCTGCTCTTCAAACTACTGCAAGACAATCAAGCGGTGTTGAAGGTAACTTTATTTTACAAAGCGGTGCAGGTGAGTTGAATGGCTACACCATGAAAACTTCAACTTTAGTTCCTTCTACTTTGTCAAAAGGTACAAGCTCAACTTTAAGCGCTTTAATCTTTGGTGATTTCAGCAAATTGGGTATTGCATCTTGGGGCGGTATGGAATTGACAGTTGACCCTTACTCAGGCGCAACTGCAGGTTTGACTAACCTTGTTTTGAATGCTTACTTAGATGTTAACTTATTACAGCCGAAAGCATTCGCTGTATGTAAAGACATCGTAGCTTAAAAATAAACGGCACGACGTTAATCGTGTGAAATGGAGGGGCTTAATTGCCCCCTTCATTTGCTAACAATATGAAAAAAGTTATTTTTATTAAATTCCCTATTGCATTAAATTTATGCTATGCAGTTGGGGACGTTGCAGAACTTGAAAGCAAACAAGCCGACATCTTAATTGAGGAAGGCTATTGCGAAGAGATCAAGGAAGTAAAAAAGAAAAAACCAATTAATCCAGAATTTGACTAATGTTAACCGGGCGCAGAGTAGTTTCATTGAATAATACGTCAACAGATTATATAACTGTTGCGGAGGCGAAAGCTCACTTGAGAGTAACTCATTCTCAAGACGATTCCTATATTTCAACGCTTATTACTGCAGCTCTTGAAACGTCTTCGCATTATGTGGGATTTTCGATTCCTGAGGCTGTTGTACGTTATGGATACGATTCATTGGTAGGTCAACCCGCTTTAATGAATCCATTAAACGGATCGCCATTAACAATTGGAAATTATTTGAGAGTATCTTCAAGAGTAATAGACATCGAGCATTTATATTATGTGAACGAGAATAACGCATTGACAGAATTTTCAGCGAGTGACTGGATTGATTCGCCAGATATGCTGTCCGATTTTGGTGTTAATATTTTTGTGAATAACTTGCCGCCAACGCTGACAGATGACAACACTAAATACATTGTCGAAGTAACAGAGGGATTCTCTCCCGCTGATTTCCCCGAAACAATAAAAATAGCTTGCATGTTGCAAATTGCGCAGTATTACGACAATCGTCAAAATATTATTGTCGGAACTATTTCAAGCGACATGCCATTTGGTGCAAATCATTTATTGGATAAATATAAAATACCCGTTTTTGGATAATGAACGGCGGAAGATTTGATACACCACTTGCGATATATCGCTATTCCGAAAATGTAAATTCGGACACTGGAGAGCGCACAAAAGCGTGGTCTAAGTTATTAGATATTTGGGGAACTTACGAGCCAACAGACGGCGGGAATGAGGGTATTTATGCCGATACAAGAGAGAATAAACAGATAGTTAAATTTCAGATTAGATTCACTGATATAAATGTGAGAGATCGCATTCAAATGAATGGCACATATTACAACGTTATTTCTATTCAAAGAATTGAAAGGGACATGTATATGAAAGTAATGACGCAGTTGACAGAATGAAAAGGGCATTTACAGGCAATACATCCTATAAGCATGTTGAAAATATTTCAACTGTTATGAAGCTTCTCGAAGAAGCGGGAAAATCATTGGAGTACGAAAAAATAAAACAAATAATTCGTAAAGAATCACTTGGAATAATTATTGACGCAAGAGCCAACGCCCCAACTGAGGATATAAGAAAAGCGTTTTGGTTTATTGAACGCAAGGAGGAAAAGTTTCCAACTACTGTTTTGATAGGGCCGCGTTATTATGGTGGCTTTAGAGGTCAGTTAAGCCATACGTTTGAATATGGAACAAGGATGAGAAAAACAAAGGACGGCCAAGACAGAGGATTTATCACAGCGGTTCCTTTTATTCGCCCTGCTTATGATAAATACAGAGCTAAAATTGTAACCAATGTTATTGACAAAGTCTTTAAACTTGCAATCGATACTTATAACAAATAAAAATATAATAATATGGCAACCACAGGACTCGTAAACGGTACTCTCGTGAGCTTATACAAAGATGTAAGCGGCACATTGACAAAAATTGCTAACGGCACAAGCGCCGATTTCAGCATGACAAAAGACACAATTGACGCTACCAATAAAGATGGCGGAAGTTACAAAGAATTTTTAGTAGGTTTGAATTCATGGACAATGAATTTTGAAGGACTATTCGAAGAGGATGGATCTGTTGGCACTGGCTTAAGTGCAAAAGATATGCTTTCTGATTTAATTGCTGGCTCATTGGTAACAGTTGTAATGACTTCAAATGTAACTGGCGATTTAAAGTTGTCAGGCTCAGCTTTATTGACTAACTTTGCATGGACTGCTCCTGTGAATGATGTGTCAACTTTTACTTGCGCTTTGCAAGGTTCAGGAACTTTGACAATCGGAGTAGTAGCTTAATACCTTTTTGTTTTCATATTCCATATAAGAGAGGGGGCGTAATGCTCCCTTTTTTTATTATATTTGCAACATGGAATTAGAAATTAATAAAATTAAATATCCGTTGTTTTTTAATATGACGGCAATCGAAAGTGTAATGCAAGCTGCGGGAATGCAAGATTTTTCATCATTTGGAGAGAATAAAGATTTAGTGAAAAGTCTTAAATTTTCAAGAGATTGTGCATTTTATGGCATGAGAGCGGGATGCAAAAAGAATAAAATTAATTTTCCATTTGCAACGAGCGAAGATTTGGGCGACGAAATAGAAAGCTTTGAAGATTTAAATCCTGCAGTTGAAGCATTTACGAAGGCGGTGGGTGATTTTTTTCAAGTGAAGAGCCAAGAATAAAAGGCTCTCAAAAGGAATCAAAACCCTTAAACTGGAAGGATATTAAATTAATCGCATGGGGTGAGATGTCAATCATGCCTCATGAATGGGATGACGTAACGCCATTATATTTTCGATTGCGCCTGGAAGGAATGCGATCTGTTCAGATGCAAGAATATCGGAATAAATGGGAACAAACGAGATGGCTTGCTGCTGTTATGTTATCGCCACATGCGAAAAAAGGCAAAGAAATAAAGCCTCAAAGTTTGTGTTTATTTCCATGGGAGGAAAAATCAAGCCAAGACGTTATTGATATTGTAACCAAAAACAAACATATATTTGATAAATTGCGGCTGTGAATTCTTTGCTCATTACATATAACATCCTGAAAAACGACTCGGCTGTTAACGCTGCAACGAGTGGGAGAATCTCTCCCTTGCGTTTA